CCGCCAGGTGCGCTCGACGCTGAAGAACCCCTCCAGCAGGAACTTGTTGGCGACGTTGGAGAGGATGCCCGCGATGCTGATGGTGCTGTTGCCGACCGAGGCCTCGATGCGGTCGTGGGGGCGGCCGAACGCCGCGTCCATCACGCCGTGCCAGTCGCGGAAGGTGCGGCCCGAGTAGCCGTTGGCCCACGCGGCGTGCAGGAGCAGCTCCTGCAATCCCATCGTGCGGCCGAAGGCGCGGCTGGCGGCCTCGAGGTCGCGCTCGTCGCAGTGCTTCTCCGGAGTCTCCAACCGGCCCGAGAGGATGCACGCGGCCTCGAGCACCTTCTGCGTGACGCCGGCATGGCCGTTCGCGTGGATCGCCGGGCCAGCGGGGGCCTTGGGCCGGCTGGCACGCAGCACCTCGAGTTCCGTGCGCGTGGCATCCCACCCCTCGCGGATGGCCTGGGACTCGATAGTGGCGTGCGCCCCCGCGCACAGGCGACGAATCGATGCGATTCGGTCCGTCTCGGCGGCCATCTGGGCGCGGAGGTCACGGACCGAGTCGGACGTGCCCAAGCCGCCGGCACCGGCGGTCGGCGTGCCCCCGGCGTCACCGCCGTCGCGACCACCGCCCGCGCCAGCTGCCTCACCGGAGGCCGCGATGCTGGCGGTCGTCCCGCCGTCGGCGCCGAGGTCCACGAAGCTGATCTCCCCCAGCGTGGCGCGGCGGACGATGTTCAGCGGTCCCTGCACCTCGCGGCCGTTGACGGTGGCGGACTGGTTCTCGCGGAGGAACTCGAACGCCTCGACGCTCGCCCCCACCGAGGCCTGCCACGGGAATCCGTTCCGGGCCGAGGCCACGACCTCCTTGGCTGCGTGCGTGTCGCGGGAGATCACGCCCGAGGCCACGAGCCGCCCGTCCTCGACGCCGACAGCGCTGGTATGCCCGACGCCCGCGGCCGCATCATGCCCGAAGCGGATCGGGCGGGACTGCGAGGGGATCGCCAGGCCCGCCAGGTCGATGACGACCGGGTGGCGCCACCCGGCGACCTTCATCGGGCCACCGGTGTACGCGACCATTCGGAACTTCGGCAGCGCGGTGCTGGCCCCCGCGTCGCCGCTCGCGCCCGCGACGAACTCGAACTCCGCCTGCGCGGTGAGCGAGAGGCTCTTCTGGCCCGCGTCGCCGTCGCCAGCGTGCTGAGCGCGGATGACGAGCGGGTGGTCGGCAAAGCTGATCGTGTCACGTTGCATCGGCGGTGGTCTCCTGTTCCTCATCGCGCTGCGGCGCGGAGCCGTTCTGGGCGGTCGTGGTGAGCGGGAGCCCGAGCTCGGCCATGAGCGCGAGTTCCTTCGCCCGCTGGCGCAGCTCGTCCTCCCAGTCGCGCCCCTGGCGGGCGAACTCGGCGGCGAGCGTGGTCGTGTGGTTGGCAAGGCGCGTGGCCTGGGCGGTGGCTTCCTTGGCAGGGTCGACGTGCTCGACGCCGTCCCAGAACCAAGTGTGCGGGGTCGCGGCAGCGCGCACCCGCATGGACTGCGGGAGCAGCCCCTCGACGAGCGCCGCTTCATCGAGCCAGGCCCTGAGCAGACGGTCCAGGACCGCGAGCCGCAGATGGTGCTGGTCAACGCGCAGGCTCTTGAAGTACGTCTGGTGATCGAGCCGGCCGCTGGCGTAGTTGTACCCCGAGGAGTTCCCCGCCGCGACGTTGAAGGGCATGTTCAGACAGCGGGCGATCTCGTTGAGGATCTCGCGCTTGAACTCCGCGTAGCTCGTGGTCGGCTGTTCGGCGTGGACCTGCCCGAGCTTCCAGCCGCCGGGCAGCACCGTCGCCATGCGCTTCTCGAGCTCGACCTCGTCCATCGGCTCCAGCGGATCGGCCTCCCCGTTGGCGGGCGCTTCCGTGTAGAGCACGGCGGCGAAGTCTGCGGCGGTCTCGGCCGCGGCGATCACCGCCAGCGTGTACCGCCGCAGCTGCGCGAACAGCGGCAGCGCCGGCGTGATGTCCGGGATACCGCGCATCTGCCCCGGCCGATCGGGCCGGAAGTAGTGCAGCACGTTGGCTGCGGGGAGCGTGTCGAACGCCGCGGAATCGGGAGCACCCCCGCCCCACCCACCGCAGTCGCCAGGGTGATGGCGCAGCACGCGGTACGCAACGGGGAGGCCATGCTCGTCGAGGACGACGCCATCGACCTCGTTCTCGGGAACCCGCATCCCCACGCGCCACGGTGTGGCTACCTGCTCCGGCTCGATGAGCCGCAGGTCGAGCTTGACCGGAGAGTCGATGCCCGGGCTGCTGACCAGGAGCCCGAATGCCTCGCCGCTCTCAGCGCGGGCGAGCCGCATGGTGCGGAGCTTGCCGGGCAGATCGATCGCCTCGGCCCAGGACTCGAAGAGCTCCTCCACGCGGCGGTTCGCCGCGGCGTCGCCCGTGAGCATCTGCAGGCGCGGGCCGGTGCCGATCGTGTCGTTGGCCAGCGTGAGGACAATCCCCTTGGCGTAGGAGTTGTTGGCGACCTCGTAGCGGGCGCGGTTGCGGAGGATGCGCCGGACCTCGGGGCTGACCGCCGCGTTGGGCGAAAGGCCATCGGCCGCCGCCCAGTGCTTGCGGTTGTCGGGCGTGGTCTGCGCCGAGTCGAATTTGGCAAGCACCGAACCCGACGCGCGGCGCACCGCCACCGCACGAGCACCCCGCCCGCCCAGCCCGCGTCCGTTCGGGCCGGCGGTGAGCGTGGCCGCGCGTGCGGGCGAGGGCATTCCTCGTTCACGCGTGGCCCGGCCGAGGATGTTGGCGATGGTCGTGAGCATGAGGCGAGTGACGGGCAGGGAAGGAGGAAGCCGGTTACTCAGCACCGGGCGGGACGAGCTTGGCGAACTTGACGCCGAGGCCGGGCTTCCTCGCGGCGTCCTTGGACGCGAGGTAACGGTCGGCCTCGATCTGGTCCTTCAGGGAGTGCTGCTCGACGGACTGGCCGTCGATCGACGCCTTCGCGGGCTGCGATGCGTTGTAGCGGATGGCCTGTTCAAGATCGGGGGTGAGATCCGGCATCGGCGTGCGTCCTTGCACCAGGCTGGGGGTTCCAAGAGGCGGATCCAAAACGCACAACGCCGCACAGGGGTGCAGCCCTGCACGGCGCATCGCTTGTTGGCTCAGCGGTGCACGGGGATCAGCCGTTTACCGTTCGCCTCCGGGAACCTCCGGTCTGGATGTCACCATGTTGTACGCCCAGTCACAGCTCCTGTCTCCCTTGTCCATGCTTGCACGCGCAGATCGTTACGCATATGGAACAGCCTCC